TCTAGTCATGATACCTTTGATTGGTGTAAAGTTGAATGGGTTATACATTGTTGGAGTTAACTGTGATGGAACGTATGGTGCGTAAACGTACCCAGTATCCAATAAAGATGTTCCTTTATGTCCGATTAACACTTGGTTAGAAGGGAAATAAGGGTCTCTATATACAGTGAATCTTCCTGATAACGTACCAATTTTTTCAATTCCCATATTGTATGAGTCTTGGTCTGGTGACGCGTTTGAAACGTGGAAGTATTCCAAGTCATCAAATATAGCAGAAACTTCCGAAGAAACAACAATCCAGTTAGCCCCACCTCTTAAAGTAGACTTGTGAATTTGTGCTGATAATTGGTTAATTGCAGTAATTAATGTTTGATTCCAATCTTTCTGAGTGTATGGAGCTTGACCAGCTGTGAATCTCTTCCAACCGTTGTAGTCCCATCTTAAGTCCCACGCTGCACCTTTTCTAAGGTCTCTCAAGATTTCTCTATCGATTTCAGCTGCAACTTCTTCAGATAATAAAGCTGTTAATTCAGCTTCAGCATCAATGTTATGGAATGCAGAAACATCTTGTGCAAGTTCCGGTGACCATTGTGCTCTTAACTTTCTTTCAGTAACAGAAACTGTAACTGCTTGTAAGTCAAAAGAAACTTCACCCATCTCATCTTCAAATTCTAACGTAGCGTAATTTCTCCAACTAGCGTCGAATAACATATTAGCAGCAGTATTACCAGAAGAACCAACGTATCCGTCAACTGATGTACAAGAAATACATGCTGGACAAGATAAATCTGCTTCAAGATAAATGTTTCCTGTTGAGTCACATGTATCATTTCTATCTACAATACCAAAACCGTATTTTTGTGTAACAACACGGAATAAAACTGGTGTAGCTGCACCATGTGTACCTGAAACACCCGCAATCATTGCAGTTGCTCCATTATCACCATTTAGTGCGTCACCACAACAATATCTTGAGTGAATTGAAGTAAGTTTTAATGAAGCTAAAAATTCTTCACTGTCTTGTTCATTTCCATCAGGACCTGTTAATTGACCAACACCTGTAGAAGAGAATCCAGTTAATACAACAACTGCAGTTCTAGAACAACCTGAAGATAATAAAGTTCCTTCTTGTAAATTATTACCACTCCAAATTACAGTAGCCACAGTACCAGTCGCTGTTGTATAACTTCCTTTTGAGTAGTCATACAGACCGTCTTCTGGTCCTAATGGTGCTTGTCCTTCATAATATTCGTCATAAAGACTTGTAGTAACAGCTGAATAAGGTGCTCCCGGTGTTGCTGGTACGTTTGCTGTTCCTGGTGCTCCGTAAGGTGCGTAGTGACTACCACCTGCAGCATATGCTGCGATTTTAGGTACAAAGTAAAATAATTTACCGATTGGTAAATTCATAGCTTGTACAGAAACGATGTCATTTGCCAATAATTTCGAGAATACTCTTCTAATTATTGGGAAAACAACTGTTTCGAATGAACCTGAATCAGAAGCTGATGTAGCTTCGTTTATTAGGTTTGTTGCTTGATTTTCATATAGCTGAGCTATATTTTCTTTAACGTGTCCTTTAAGACCGTCAAGAAAACCAAGATTGTTCCATTTGTTTAAGGTATCTTCTTTGATAACTTTAAGGTGTTTTAACCCGATGTTACCGACCATACCTGAATCTAATAGTGCTCCCATAGTTTTTTTAATTTTTTATTTTAAGCGTTTATTTTTATAGTTTAGACATTAAGTCTTTCATTCTACTAAATTGTGGATTTTCATAAACTTTTGATTCCAATAGTTTACCCCCACCACTAGTAGGTGATTTAGTAATTTTACTTTCCACCGACTCAGAAATTGTTTTTGTAGGTTTAACTACATCCTGAGAAAGTTCTTCTTTGATTACCTTATACAACCCTTTGGAAGATTTTAATGATTCGATATTATCAAATCTCTTCAAAATGTTGATTTTTTCCTGCTTGGTAGTTGAATGTTCAGTAAATAAGCGTGTTACGTAAGCTAAATTTGAATTAAACACACTTACTTCATTCAGTTTATCTTTAAAAGTTACTAAAGCTTTTCTGTAATCAGAATTTTTAACTTTTAAAGTGTCTACCTCTTCTTCAAGAAGGTTGTAGGACTTTCTTATACGACTTTCCCCTAGGTTAGCTTTTCTTGGTTGACGGGATTTTCTTCCCTCCGCCCAAACTTTTTGTCCAGCCATTTTAGAAAATGATTTATTCGGTCCAGCTTTTAATCTACTAGTTTCCACCATTTCACCTTCCATTTCATAATCCTTATAATGCCCATCGACATCACCAGTTTTACGACCTTTAGTTCTTTTGAACTCATCTTTCTTACTACCCCAATTTTCTTCAACTTCTTCATCCTCACCTAAACTTTCGTCCTCTCTATCATTATAACCTTGGTCACTACCAGATAAAGGGTCTAAACCATCAGGGTTTTCACCATAATGTTTTCTTATCCCTCCTCTTTCATTTCTTCGGTCTTCAAGGGACTGGTCTTCGTCAACCACTTCAAGCTCATCATCAGAAAGTTCAATTTCATAAACAACTTCATCAACCACTTCAAGTTCGTCCATTTCGTCCATGTTATCCATTTCATCAATGTCTTCGTTTTCTTTAATCGACTTTTTCATTGTCTTTGTTTTTTTACTTTCTTCTAATTTAATGATGTATTCCGTATTAGTAGTGGTGTCGGTTAAGTCGATTTCATCACCGTCCTGTTGGATAATGATTCCGTCTTCGTCTCCCATCGCTTTAAACACTTTTAATACTTCTACGTCGGATGCTAATGTTAAATCTAGAGGTGGCAGTTCCAAAGACAGTTCGTCGTCTTCGGTCTCGTCCTCAATACTAAGTTCAATGTCATCAGTCATATCCAAATCTATTTCAGGTTCCATACCATCCATTTCATCTTCAATATCTAAAACATCAACTTCTTCTTCTTCTTCTTGCTCCTTAAGGTAATCGTTTTCGGTTAACGATTCTTTTACTAATTCATGAATTTCTTCCTTCATTGTCGAAGAAAGTATTTCTTTTGCATTAGACTTCATAGTCTCTTCCAACTGTTCAGCCTCGAGCAACGCTTTTTCTAAAATTGATTTACTCACGTTTTATTTTTTTAAAGTTTATTAATAAAACCACACTTACTTATGTAAGTTAGTTTATTATAAATACATTACTATTGTAAAAAAACCCCACTAGTGAGTTTTTGGTTAGGAAATTATCTATTTAGGAAATTATCTAGTTTGGACATCATGGTTAAAGATTTGTTTAAGGTGTTGGGATTGGACGATTCTACGACTTCAACTACTTCGTCGACACTATCAGAACTTTCGGTTTCTTTAAACAGATACGACCCTGGTGTTGATGGTGACGACACCAAATCAAAACATATTAGTTCGAAGTCATCCTCAACCTCATTATACTCACCGTTTTTTTTCAGTGAACCAACACCCCTAGAAGATATTCCCAATGTAACACCTTGCCTTAATAGATTAGCTGCCATATCACCAACACAAGATATGATACCGTCTTTTATGTACCCAGTAGATGTTAATAATTTTAATTTCCCAACTAATCTGTTCCCTTCCCACCAAGTTTCTGTGATAATGTGGGAGGCTCTATCTAAATCAATTAATGAAGATTCTGGGTGGTTAAGTTCTGAGATTGACCCACCTTTTTTAATTACCTCCTGGTATTTTTCATTTTCCCTTCTTAGTATTCTTTCTGGGTAAATTCTACCATTCCTGTTAGGTGTATCATATTTCTGTAAGATAGCATTCATATATATCTCTTCACCAGGCATACCTTCTGATATTTCTTTTATAATTCTTTTATTTTCATCAGGTGAGATATAACCATCATTCTCTACTAATATACCATGGCCTATTTCTCTAGCTTCTAATACTCTCATAATGTTCTTTCTTAATAAATATTGTTGAGCGGTAGAAAATCCTTACTGCGTTATATATTATTATTTTTTAGATTTATGAAAAACAAATGTGTTGGATTTTAGGAATGAGTCGGTGATGATTTTGTTGGTAATTTTATTAATTGGTGCCACTATTTCCTTTGATTTTATATCTGGACCTTTTATCTCATCTAAAAAAAAGGTGATTTCGCACTTCATAAAACTTCTTTTGCCTTTCTTCACACCACTCGCTCTCAAATCTAAATCTACTATAATAATATCTTTAAATGGTGTTAGTTCTAATTCACAATTAATTGTCTTTTTTATCTTATTTTTAAATGATTTAATAATCTTGTACCAGTCGTCCATATCTTCTATCGGTTCTACCCATGTGGATAAAGTTAAAAATATGGATTTTAGTGAAGATATGTCCACAGTACCATAAGATGTCCTAAATAAATCAGAAATTTTTAGTGTTATTTCCCTTCCATGTTTTATCATATTCATTATAATTTTTATAATAAAATATAATTAATA